CTTGGACAGGTTTGATTTTATATTTACTACCTGCAATATGTACTGATATTATTGCGTTTGTATTTATACCAGGAGTGTTAGCACCTTTACTTTCAAAACTTATGTGGAACTTATGGAAATAGAACACAGAAAATTTTTAGATGATAACGTTGGTAATTGGCATACAGTTCAAAACGGCTATGTGCGAAATATCGATTTAGACATCTTAAAAATGTACGAGCATATTTATCGTAAGTATATGAGTGCAGATTTTATTTTAACAGTATGGTGCGGTAATTGTATCTTCGATATGATTAAACGCTTGTATACTTGGTACGAAGAGCAACCTAAACCCAAAAATAAAAAAAAGAATGGCTAACTTTATTCACCCCACCGCTATCATTGGCGATAACGTAATTATCGGAGATGGCAACTATATTGGTGCTTATTGTATTATTGGAGACAAAGCAGAGCATAAGAAGTTCTGGAATAAAGAAAAAGGCAAAGTATACATTGGAGATAACAATGTTATTACAGGACTTGTAACAATAGATGCAGGTACCGAAATAGATACCTTTATTGGCAATAATTGTTTCATAATGAAACACGCACACATAGGACACGATTGCACTATCTTAGATAATGTTACAATAAGTTGCGGAGCAAAAATAGGTGGTCACTCTATTGTAGACAAAGGTGCTAATATAGGACTTAACGCAGTTCTGCATCAGTTTGCAAATGTAGGAGAAAATTGTATGATAGGAGCAAGTGCTTTTGTAAAAGGAGATGCAAAACCAAATACTAAATATGCAGGAGTACCGGCAAGGGAAATCGGCTCAAACATAAGATAATGAAAGTAGCTATTTTATTACTTGCACAAAACAGACACGATTTAACTCAGCGTGTAATTAATCATAACTTTTTTAATAGTGGTTACAATGCGGACTGCTTCTTAATAGACAATGGCAGCGACACGCACGAAACGTTTAACTACCCTTTTGCCGGTTATGACTATTCAAAAGAAAAGCGTGGCATAGCAGCCGGAGTAAATGCAGGGTTACGCATAACGCAGAACTATGATGCGGTTTGTTTATTAGCTAATGATATTTTATTACCACAAGATTGGTTGGCTAAGTTTGTTCTGTTTGCACAAAGAATAGAAAAGACAGGCATAATAGGAATACATTGTGTAGAAGATTTGCCCCCAATAGTAGACGGGGTACATAAAACGCATACACCTTTTGGCGATAACTTTATTACTCGTGAACTCATAGATGCAGTTGGCGGTTACAATACTGAGTATGACCCATACGGAATGCAGGACAGAGATTACGGAGAACGTGCAACTATTACAGGTTTTACCAACTATTACCTTCCAGATATGCGCTCAGAACATATAGGACACGATGTCGGTAACGGCACGGAATATAGACGAATGAAAGACGAAAGCTTGGCACGAGCGCAAAGCGTGTGGGATAAGTACCAAGACATATATCACAACCAAAAGAATATAAGATGCGAATACTTTGTATAACTTCTGCTAACTCGGGTGTCGGCTATCATAGAATTATGATGCCAATAGTTAATATGGAAAAAGAGTACGCACTTATTACCGATGTACTTAATGACGAAATATTACAGCAAGGTTGGGATATTGTGCTTATGAATAGAATGCTTAACGAGATAGATGCAAAGCAAATGGACACTTGGCGCACTAAGTACGGGTTTAAGTTAGTAGTAGACAATGACGATTACTGGCAACTTAGCGAAACGCATCTATTGTATTACCGATACAAGTACAATAACATAGGCAAACAGATTACCGATTACTTAGAGATTGCAGACCTTTGCACTTGCACACACGAAAGGTTAGCAAGTGAGATAAGCCAATACAATAAAAACGTACACATATTACCAAACGCTTTACCTTACGGGCAAGAGCAGTTTATGGATAACAAGACAGAAGATTACAAGGTTAGATTATTTTGGAGCGGTAGCGGAACGCACGAGCGAGATTTAGAAATACTTAGGCAGCCGTTCAAAAGGTTACAAGGTATGAATATAAGAACTGTTATTGCAGGTTACAATGACGGAGAGAAGCCTATTTGGGATAAAATGATTGATGCCTTCACTTGTGGACTAAAGCTTAACCCTACAATCTACAATTACGCAAAGGTCACGGAATATATGGGTGCTTACACTGATAGCGATATTTCAGTTATTCCTTTAGTAGATAACAAGTTTAACGCTATGAAGTCAAATCTAAAGGTATTAGAAACGGCTGCTAAAAAGAACCCTGCAATAGTTAGCCACGTTAATCCTTACTTAGATATGCCCGTGCATTACGTTAAAAGCCAAAAGGATTGGTACAAACATATAAGAGATTTAGTCAGCGACGCGGATATGCGAAAGGAAAGCGGACAGAAGTTATTTGAGTTTTGCCAAAAGAAGTATAACTTTGACGAGATAAATTTAGACCGAAAGTATATTTATAGTAAACTATGCCAGTAATAAAGTGCGCCTCTAATGGCAAATATCGGATTGGAAACGGGTCTTGCATCTACGATACCGAGGAAAAAGCTATGAAAGTTTGGAAGGCTATTCTTGCAGGTGGCAAGTTTGCCGAAAGCTATACCGATTATCCTGAGTCAGCAACTAACAACGCAAAGAGGGCAATAGAATGGGCTGAGAAAAATGGTTGGGGTTCGTGTCTTGAAGCAACTGGCAAAGCAAGGGCAAGGCAATTAGCAAATCGTGAGCCGATTAGTAGAGACACGATTGCTCGTATGGCTTCGTTTAAAAGACATCAACAACATAAAGATGTACCTTATAGCGAAGGTTGTGGCGGTCTTGCCTGGGATGCGTGGGGCGGAACGAGTGGTGTTGAATGGGCAATTAATAAACTAAAGGAAATAGACGGAAAATAATTTGCATACTTAAATTTTTTAATTATTAATCAACGGAAAATTTAATGGGGAAAGTATGCAGAAACACACGCAAATTTATTTGCAGGGGATGGGTTATAAAACAACGGACTTTATCCCCTGTGAAGTGTGTGGCGCACAGGCAGTAGATGTGCATCATATTGAGGCAAGGGGAATGGGTGGCAATAAAAAGGCAGATGTAATAGAAAACCTAATGGGACTTTGTAGGAAGTGCCACATAGAATACGGAGACAAAAAACAATATAAAGAGTTTTTAAAAGACATACACGCAAAGAATTATGGCAAAGGGTAACGAGAATAAGAACAAAATTAGCTTTGGCAAACGCAAAAGAGGTTCTGCAAAGAAGTCCTATAACAAGCACACGCCAAGAGAAAAAGGATATAGAGGGCAAGGAAGATGAGAAAATTAAGAGCTATATGGTTACTTCTTACACACAAAGTATATTTCTTAGCAGTATGTAAAACTGGCAAAGATGGAGACGATATGACCACAATAGGACACTACACTTATGCTATGGCAGAAACTTTGATTAACAAACATATAGCAGACGTAGATACTTACCTTGACCAAGAAGATGCAATAGACGAAGCAAACGATATAATAAACGGCATACTATGATACAAAACGTACCAATCAACACAGTAAAAGCAAACCCAAACAACCCCAGGATAATTAAAGACGATAAGTTTGCAAAGCTTGTAAAGTCAATTAACGAGTTCCCACAGATGCTTAACCTTAGACCTATTGTTGTTAATGACGATATGGTTGTGCTTGGTGGCAATATGCGACTAAAGGCTTGTAAGGAAGCAGGACTTAAAGAGATACCAATAATTAAAGCAAGTGAATTAACCGAGCAGCAACAAAAAGAGTTTATAGTAAAAGATAACGTAGGCTATGGCGAGTGGGACTGGAGCGACCTTGCAAATAATTGGGATAGCGATCAATTAGAAGAGTGGGGGTTAGATATACCTGGCTTTTCTGATGTAGAAGATTTAGGCGAAAACTTTAGCTTACCAGACGGGGATAAAGCACCATTCCAACAAATGACTTTTACATTGGCAGACGAACAGGCTACACAAATAAAGAACGCAATAGACGAAATAAAAGGTACTGAGGAATACAAGTACGTAGAAACAATGGGCAACGAAAACTCAAATGGAAACGCTTTATATTTAATCATAATGGAATGGGCAGAGCAAAAGAAATAATAGTAAAGGTTATACCTGCAAAGATTGCTAATGAGTTTGTAAAGCAAAATCATTATAGCGGTAAGGTAGTGCCTAATAGCACCCTGCACTTTGGCTGCTTTTTAGACGGAAAGCTACACGGAGTATTGAGTTACGGAAGTCCAATGGTAAAAGCAAAGGTTATTCATTATGTAAAGGATACTAAATGGAATGAGGTAATAGAACTTAATAGAATGGCTTTTGATGAATACCTGCCTAAATATTCGGAAAGTAGGTGTATAGCAATTACTATTAAATTAATTAAAAAGAACGCACCGCATATAAAATGGATATTAAGTTTTAGTGACGGAAACTTATGTGGAGACGGAACAATTTATAGAGCAAGTGGCTTTAAGTTAATTGGAGTAAATAAAAATACAAGTACTTACCAAATGCCAAACGGAGAAGTTGTATGCAGCTTAACAAGTTCGGCACATAGAACAAAAGAAAGCAACGGCAAAAGCGGTACTAATTGGATAAAGCAAAATGGCGGTAAAATGCTTGACGGCTTCCAAATTAGATATATATATTTAATAAATAAAACTTGTGAAATTACAGTTCCTATACTACCTTTCAGCAAAATTGATGAACTTGGTGCAGGTATGTACAAAGGAAAGAAAGTAACTTTGCAGGAAAGACAACAAGCGGTAGAAGCATAAAAGTAATGCGCTTACCATTCCAGGTAAGAGAAGGGGTGCAATACCACCCTACCGCTCAATAACAGAAGCGTAACAGAATGAGCAAAGAACATTTAATACCATTCAAACCAGGACAATCCGGAAACCCAAACGGCAGACCTCGTAAGTATGTAAGCCTACTTAAAGAGCAAGGATATAAACTTGCGGAGATAAACGATACTATCCAAGCTATGATGTCAATGGACTTAGAGGAACTTAAAACAGTGTGGGATAACCCGAAGGCAACGATACTTGAAAAGACAATAGCAGCAGCTATGCGTAAAAGCTTAGAGAAGGGAAGCCTTTATAGTTTAGAAACTTTACTTACTCGTGTTTATGGTAAGCCTAAAGAATTAGTAGATATTCAAAGCGATAACAAAATAGAGATAGTATTTGTAGACGGCAAGACAATTCTTTAATGCGGATAGAACTACCTAACGGACATATAAACCAAAAGAAGATACTTGACTGCGAAGCCAGGTACATAGTTGTTATGTGCGGTAGAAGGTTTGGCAAATCGGAGTTAAGCCAGATTAAATGTATTACAACCGCAATAAAAGGCGGTCAGGTTGCTTACATAACCCCTACCTATAAATTGGCTAAGGTATTCTTTGAGAAGCTATGCAATAGCCTTCCTTTTCCTAATAACAAATCGGACTTAAATATTAGTTTTCCGAATGGTGGCAAGGTCGAGTTCTTTACGGGGGAACGCTTGGATAACTTAAGAGGGCGCAAGTTTAACCTGGTAATAGTAGACGAGGCTTCCTTTATATCTGACTTAGAAGACGGGTGGCTAAACTCGATAAGACCTACCTTAACGGACTACAAGGGCAAGGCTATATTCTTAAGCACTCCTAAAGGTAAAAACTACTTCTTTAGTTTGTTTAGCAAAGCAGAACCCGATTGGCAAAGCTTTAAGTTCACTACATACGATAACCCTTACATAGACCCACAAGAGATAGACGATGCCCGTAGGCAACTCCCAGAGGTTGTGTTCGAGCAGGAGTATATGGCAAACCCTGCCGAGAACGCAGCAAACCCTTTCGGTAGTCAATACATTCGTAATTGCATACACCCAGTAACAACAATGCCGGTTGTAGCTTATGGAATTGATCTGGCGAAGTCAGTCGATTGGACTGTTATAGTAGGGTTAGACGAAGATGGAAACGTGGCTTATTTTGACCGCTTTCAAATGGATTGGCACAATACCAAGCAAACTATCCTTAGGCTGCCAAAATGCCCTATCCTTGTCGATTCTA